ATTCTATTGATGATATTGACCCGTTTGTCAAGCAAGAGTTTGAGATCAAAATGAGGCAGCACTTTGATGCTGGCATGAAACTCTATAAAGAGATGCTCGATGCTGGAATCGCAAAGGAGTGTTCTCGTTTTGTGCTTCCCCTCGCTGTGCCAACAAAATTGTACATGACGGGATCTGTAAGGTCATGGATCCACTATATAGATCTACGATCTGGACATGGAACCCAGAAAGAACATATGGAGATTGCTAACATGTGTAAGGCAATCTTTGTAGAACAATTTCCTATTTGTGCTGAAGCAATGGAGTGGAACTAATGCCAACATACAACGTAAAAAATCTCAAGACGGGAGAGAAAAAAGAATTCCGTATGACCATGAAGGAGTATTGTGAATGGAAAGACAATAATCCAGATTGGGATAAGGACTGGGAGGCAGCATCGCCAACAGGCACTATCTACGGCAAACCCAAACCTGACCAGGGTTTCAAAGAAGTAATGTCCAAAGTCCAAAAAGCACATCCCCGTGCAAACCTGAGTCGATACACCTAAACTATGGCAAGAGCAAGAAAAAGGAACACCACCAGTAATCCTGTCCCTCCTCACATGACTGCAAAACAAATCAAACGGAAAAAACCAATTGATAAGTCATACATGGTTCCTATCAAACCATTGACTGAGAATCAGACTGTTGCCTTTGAACAATATTCATTGGGTAAGAATCTGTTGCTCCATGGTGCTGCAGGAACTGGTAAAACATTTATCACCTTGTACCTTGCTCTGCAAGAAGTACTTGACGAAAACACACCTTATGATAAAATCTATATTGTAAGGTCTCTTGTGCCGACTCGTGAGATTGGTTTCCTTCCTGGAGATCATGAAGACAAGTCTGCACTTTATCAGATTCCATATAAGAACATGGTTAGATACATGTTCAGTATGCCTGATGACAATTCATTTGAGATGCTTTATGATAACCTCCGAGCGCAAGAGACTGTTAGTTTCTGGTCTACGTCTTTTATCCGTGGCGTCACTCTTGACAACGCTATTGTTATTGTTGATGAGTTTTCAAATCTCAACTTCCATGAACTTGATTCGATGATCACCCGTATTGGTGAAGATTCTAAGATTATGTTCTGTGGAGATATTACACAATCTGATCTAGTAAAAGAAAACGAGAAGACTGGTATTGCAGACTTCATTCGTATCCTTCAGAGTATGCAGGAGTTCTCTTGTATTGAATTTGGTATCGATGATATCGTTCGCTCTGGTCTGGTTAAGTCTTACTTGATCTCCAAATATAATTTAGGATTTTAATGTTTAATTTTGTTGATGTCGCCCTTGATAATCATGTTGAGGTCGAAGCAGTTGATCGAGATGGAACTCGTTTCTACCCCATCCCTGGGGCAGATAAATATTATCCAAGTGTGACCTCTATCACATCGTTTAAGAACGCGCAATTTTTCCAGAAGTGGAGATCTAGGATTGGTGAAACAGAGGCAAATCGAATTACTGCTAGAGCAACACAGAGAGGCACTGCCTTTCACGCACTATCAGAAGAATATTTCAAAGGCGAACTAAACATCGACAAGTACTTGGAAAATAATCCATTATCTGTTAGAATGTTTCAGTCAGCAAAGTCTACGTTAAATCGGATAGACAATATTCATTGTCTAGAGACTTTCCTTTATTCCCATTATCTTGGTTTAGCGGGTCGAGTAGACTGCATTGCTGAGTTTGATGGCGAGTTAGCGGTAATCGATTTCAAAACTTCAACTAAGGAAAAAAAGGAAGATTGGATTGAACATTATTTTGTTCAAGAAACTGCATATGCAGCAATGTTCCTCGAACGTTCAGGTTTAGAGGTAAAGAAAATTGTCACCCTTATCGCCACTGAAGATAGCACTATTCAAGTGTTTGAGAAGTACAATCTTGATGACTATTTACAATTACTTAAGTCCTATATTGAAGAGTTCGTCTCCTACCATGCCAAAAGATAATCCCCTAGAGGACAAGTTCCTAACACCGACAAGGTTCTCTCAGGAGATTGAACGTATGGTGAAGACCAGCAAAGGACTGATCACATACATTGAAGCAGTAACTACATACTGCTCTGAGAATGAAATTGAAATCGAAACAGTTCCTAAACTGTTATCGAAACCACTGAAAGAACGTCTGCGCCACGAGGCAATGCGTTTGAACTATATGAAACAATCGTCTAAAGGAGTCTTACCATTGTGACTGGATTTGAAGTGTATAAGATGTATCTCGCACTCAAACAACACTTCACCAAACAGGATTACGATTATTTCAAATACAGAGGTAAAGTTCGCGCTAATGAAAAATCATTTGAACAGCGGCGCGATCGTTACTTCTTCAAAAAATTAGCGACGAAGTACTCAGATGCTGAACTCTTGAGTTACTTCGTCGCTAATTTTGTAAATGACTCTAAAGGTTATCTCCAATCCTTCAGTAAGGATATCTACACCGACTGGAAGATCAATCAAGAGTCTTTTACATATAAATTTAAACAGGATGTCAATACTTTACTAGATGATTATCAAATTCCATACGATCAAGCATTTGAGAAACTGTTTGTAGTTGAATGTGGACATCCTCCAATCATTAAGCATTATTTGGGTGGCAGTATATCTTTAGAGACTCTGGTTGTATTTGAAAAATGTCTTGGTTTCGTTTCTAACTTTGATAAGAAACTAACAGATCCCATATGGAAAGAAGTTAGAACAAAGACATTAAAATACAAACCATTTTTAAAAATTGATTGCCAAACCTACAAACGTGTGTTACTAGAAACTATACGGACGAAGTTATGAGTTTTTTTCAATCAGAACAAGTACAAGAAAACTTACAAGACATCTTCAACACCTATCAAAAACTATCATACATGACATCTAGACTTCCTACGATGAATAGGGATGAGAAGATGAATCATATTGAAAATTGTAAGAGTTTGATCGACAAACAGAAGACCTTTTATGGTAGACTATGCCTTGCTGCATCCGAAGACAAGGACGCAGCAGATATGAAGACGAGGATCAACGCTCTTGCCAATGCTTTTGGATACGAGAACCTCGCTCTCTGCATGGACGCTATGGTCAGCACTTTAGAACAAGCAGCAGAGAGAGAAGGTTGACACCCCATACATAGTATGCTACGATTATCCAGTAGCAAACAAACAAACCTACACATTCAATACGGAGAATACAACTATGTCGTTCGCATCCCTCAAAAAAGCGTCTTCTACTGGGAATACTCTTTCCAAACTGACGCGAGAGATCGAAAAACTAAACCAACCTGCTCAGGGCAGTGGTGCTGATGAGCGCCTCTGGAAACCTGAACTGGACAAGTCTGGTAACGGATTTGCCGTTATCCGATTCCTTCCCGCTCCCGATGGCGAAGATCTGCCTTGGGCAAAGATCTGGTCTCACGCTTTCAAGGGTCCTGGTGGACAGTGGTATATTGAGAACTCTCTCACCACTCTCGGCAAGGATGATCCTGTTGGCGAGATGAACCGTGAACTTTGGAACAGCGGTCGTGACAGTGATAAAGAGATTGCTCGCGCACAGAAGCGTAAGCTGTCTTACTACTCCAACATCTATGTTGTGAGTGATCCTGCTCACCCTGAGAACGAAGGCAAAGTCTTTCTGTACAAGTTCGGAAAGAAGATCTTTGACAAACTGACTGAAGCAATGCAACCTGCATTTGCAGACGAAACTCCTATCGATCCTTTCAACTTCTGGAAGGGTGCTGACTTCAAACTGAAGATCCGCAAGGTCGAAGGATACTGGAATTATGATAAGTCTGAGTTTGCTGCTCCTAGCACTCTCGGTAACTTCGATGATGATAAACTGGAATCTATCTGGAAGCAGGGATATTCCCTTGCTGAATTTGAAGATGCTAAGAACTTCAAGACCTACGAGCAACTGAAAGCACGTTTGGATCTCGTTCTTGGTAAGACTGCACCTGCTGCACGTCCTATTGATGAGTCCCTTGAGGATGAATCTGAGGGTCGCGGGTCCTTCAACTCTCCTGACATCATGGGTCACCATCGTGACACTGCAATGACATCCAATCAACCTGATTGGGGTGCTGAAGTCAAAGACTTCCGAGAGAAAGCAGTTGCTGCCTCACCTGTTGCTGATGAAGAAGACACTCTGTCTTACTTCGCTAAACTCGCTGAGGAAGACTAGTCATAGACGGTCATATATCTGTCACAGGGGAGTCACACATGCTCCCCTTTCTGGAGTATAATTATTACATACACACAGAGGTTACACCATGAAACTCGCACTCGCTGCACTCCTTCTCTTTAGTTCTGTCCCTGCTGCTCAAGCATATGAGTCACAGAGTGGATATGCTAAGGAACAAAAATGTTTCAAGAAGGTGTATCGTGAACGTTACATCCCTGGAACTATGAAGAATCCTGGATATGTGAAGACTGAAAGGAAGCGTGTTCGCGTTCCTTGTCAAAAGATGTTTGGTGAAGACATCTGGCGTGAACCTGCATACGAAGAGTCATACTATCCCACTCCTCGTCGCACTTACCGCCCTGCAGAACGGTCTCATGTAGATAACAATGATTGTTCTGGCGGTACTGTTGCTGGTGGTATTCTAGGTGGCGGCGCTGCCGCTGCTATGTCCAGAGGCGATGGTCGCTGGTGGGCAATTCCTCTTGGAGTTGTTGGTGGTGCAATGGTAGGGTGCCAAATTGATGGGGGTTGATCATGGCACATCGAATGTCAGAGATCGAACCATCTCACTTCACAACAAAGGAAGAAGTTCAGGAGATGATTGATGATGCAATACGCAGACATAATCGTAACGCTTCGATTATTTCAATGTGTGTTGGCTGGGTTGTTCTTGCACTTTTTGCTGAAGGTCTGCTTCGACTTATTGGAGTTATAGAACCTATCTTCCCATGGCTCAAAATCACATTGAACTAATAGGAACAATAATTATAGGTGTCCTTGGCATAATTCTTATGTGCCAGGGACATTTTATCTTTCATGGACGACATGGATACCGTCATAGTGAGAGAGATAAAGATAACCTAGCGAAGATGCGTAAGAGAGTTGAAGAACTGATGGGCAAAACGAAAAACGACCTTTGATTACCAAAAAGTCGAAAAAAAATTCCCGCCAAAAAATTGACCCCTAAGGTTTTTTGAATTGTTGCTCCAGCATTATCCGTAGCAAGTTATCTTTCATTTGAACTAATGCTTCTTGCTCATGAGGATGACCTCCTGCCCACTTATCCAAATGAAAACAGACGGATTTGTACATAAGTGCAAGTCCGTCTTTTGTTACGCACATATCAATAACGTCGTCGGGATTAATATCCTCCATATCCTCCTCCACCACCACTCGGAGAAGGACTCGGAGTAGGTGTAGGTGTTGGTGTTGGTGTAGGTGTTGGAGCGGGTGTAGGCGTAGGTGTTGGTGTAGTTGTGGTGGTAGTAGTAGATGTTGTAGAAGCAGTGCTTGAAGTAGCGACTCCTACAGCAGCACCAGTAGGACCAAAGTCGAACGATGTAACTGCCTGAGTGCCTTGAGTTACAGTTACACTACCACTAACATATCCTGCCTGATCCAAGAATCTAGAAATGATACTGAGTTCAGTCTTCTTATCACCAAATTGATCTAATTCAGGATGTGGTGCATAAGCAAGTTTGCTTTGCATATCGGTGAGCATTAATTCAACGATAGGTGGAGTAGGAAGGAGAAGATATCTCTTCTTCTCATTCTCGAACTCTTCATGCTCATAGTTGGTTACTGGATATACTGATTCGTTCTTTGTCTTTTGAGTACCATCTGGCATTACAACTCTAAAACTCTCATTGACAATTCTACCTTTTTCCATAAAGACAATGTTTTCGTCTTCTAAGATCACTTCTTGAGTTTCCCAGTGATGAATAGCATCAGGATCGGCGTATTTTTGAGTAACTCTTTTATACAGTAATTTCTGTTCTATTGGCCACTGTTCATAGACATCAGTAATATTATTAGAAAGTAGAACAACCCAATCTAGGAATGGGTCTGAGTAAAATCTCATTGCCACATCTGAAGGTCTAAGTCCATCGGGTATGGTAAAGAGTTCTGTCAGAGAGACATATTGTCGTATATCTTCTCTAATTTTTAATCGTCTGAATATATTTTTTGCTAGACGGTATTTAAATTGTTCATCATCGGCAATACCTTCACCGATATAAACGTTTGGGAAATATGAAAAATAAGAAGCCATTAGTATCCTGCTGCAGCATCTGCTGCGGTGAGAAGTCTAGTTTCTGTAAATGAACAAGTCATAACGACAGAGGGAACGTCCAAACCTCGACGGGATGGATTTTTCAGTGCAACATACTGATTATCTGGCGTATAATTAACTTGAATACCAGTACAGACTGAAGGATACATTTTAAAGTGCAAATCTCTTCTATCGTCTGTTTTTAATCCACTGAAATCATCGCCTCTTCCAAAACGAACAAATCTTAGTTGGAAACGATCGGGAATATTGAAGTATCGGTCATTTGAAGCATAGTTGTCGAATGCTTTACCTTTGAGATTACTATAAACGGTGTCATCTCCATCGATTTTGGAGAAAATATCATCATATCCTTCTTTTCTGAAGATATCTTCGCCAAATGTCTTACCTTCAACTGCTTTTTTGCCTGGTTGATCAAACTCGTCTCTAGTATTAATAAAGAACTCGTCAAAATCACCAGATTTAATTCTAGGCAAGGATCCAATTTTGATATAGTTGATAATTCTTCTAATTTCTTTGGATTCTTCTCTAGATCTAGCAAAAAACTTAAAAGCAAAGTTATGCGTTCTAAATCCAACACCTTGGAAGATCTGCTCACTATATGGGTTGAAAATTTGACCCGATTGTAAGTTTTTGATCGAGTTTAAATCCAATTGACCTTGCAATCCAACAAATTGGTTAGTTGCGTTGATCATTGATAATACAGCAGCAGTAGAGAATTCTGGAATTGCTGCTTTTGCACCATCTTGTAGTGCTTCTGCCATTTTGGTAAAATCATCACCACCCTGCATCATACCCAGTGCAGATATGCCACCTACACCAATATCCGCACGTCTAAATGAGGGTGTATATGATGTTGCGATTTGAGGTGGCATTGCAATGTAACACCTGTCCTGGTGCTCTTTAGACTTGGCACTATTGCCAGGAACTTTTCTGCTATAGAAAGCAGGGACATTCTTATCTTCGTACTTATAACGTTCTCTACGCAGCATCAGATAGTCAACTGCTTCAGTTGGCTGTTCTACCAAACCTTCGTCGTCTTTAAATCCACTAGAAGGATGTTTCAATGGATATCTGAAAACTGCCACTCGTTATGCCTAAATAAGGTGTAATCATTATTTATTTATGAGATATCAGGGTAAATATACACCTAGCTTCCCTCGTAAGTACAAAGGTGACCCCAGTAACGTGATTTATCGCTCCTCGTGGGAGTATAAATTTATGAAATGGTGTGATGTTACCCCTTCTGTTCAAGAATGGGGCAGTGAAGAAATTATTATCCCTTATATATCACCTGTTGATGGAAAACGGCATCGCTATTTTCCAGATTTTTATGTTAAAATTGACAATAGGAAATATCTGGTTGAGGTAAAACCGCTCAAACAGACGAAAGAACCTAAAACACAAAAACGAATGACTAAACGTTATATTAATGAAGTCGTTACCTGGAGTGTCAATAAAGCAAAATGGAAAGCGGCAGAAGAGTTTTGTAAGGATCAAAATTGGGAATTTATGTTAATAACAGAAAAGGAACTTAAAGTATAATGTCTATCCCACAAAATATAAGAGATTCTGGCGGATACATGTATCAGGAGGAGATGTTTTCTCTTCTCCGAAATTCTAACTATTCTCCTAGTCTTACAAACTTATGGTATCTTAGGTTCAACACTCCTGATAACTTCGATAAATTTAATGTAAAAAGATTCGATAATTTGGGGAATGGTAAAACTCATAAAGTGTTGAATTACTATGCTCAAGCAGTTAACTTACCGAGTAAGCAGTTAACTACTGGGCAAGTTTCTAACGTCGGTGTTCCATATAAGTACGCTACTGGACAGGCATTCAGTCAGATTAGTATTACCTTTGTTGTTCCCCGAAATCAATTAACTCGTGCCATCTTTGAAAGATGGATTGCTAGTATTACAAGTGATAGCGATCAATACATTGATTATTATGAAAATTATGTTTGTCCAGAACTAAGAATTTTTAAATATGAACTTGGTAGTGGAACTAGAGCTGATGAAGTTGTAGATTCAAATGCATCTAGTTTGGTGAGACGAATGACTTTGGGTGGTAATAGATCTACTCAAAGAAGACTTAGAGAAAAGCAGAGAATGCCTAAACTGAGATCTGTTTATGAACTCAGGAATATATTTCCTACAAACATTGGTTCTATGCAGTTAAATAATACAGAACCAAGACTTTCTACCTTTACAGTTGCATTCTCTTACGAACGTTATAAATTCTATAACGATGGTCCTGACCTGAATAAACAGAGAGATGTCAAAACAGACCCAAGAGAGTTCCCAGGACATGAAGGTTTCGGTAATTTCTTAACTGAAAAGAACGACTGATAACCCCCTAAATACTATTACTGAATTGATTCCCCTATGGCATTACCTAAATTAAACGCCCCAAAATACAAAATGAAACTACCTTCTGATGGTAGGACCGTGAACTTTAGACCGTTCCTTGTGAAAGAAGAAAAACTTCTTCTGGTTGCAACTGAAACAGGTGGACAGTCGGGGTTATTTGATGCGATTAAAACAATCATTCAAGATTGTACAGATATCGCAAACGTTGAAGACTTAGCAACTTTTGATATTGAATATGTCTTCCTTCAGATTCGCACAAAATCTGTTGGTGAAACTGTAAATGTTCAGGTTACCTGTCCTGACGACAATGAAACTACAGTTGAAGCAGAAATTCCTTTGGATGACATCAAAGTCAAGAAAACCAGAGGTCATAAGAGTGAAATCAAACTGGATGACAACATCATTGTTACCATGAAGTATCCGAACCTGGATACCTTTGTTGAAATGAATATCGGTGACGCTGAGGATCAGGGTGTTGAGCAAATCTTCAAAATGGCAGCAAGTTGTATTAAAACAATTGCTGATACTGAACAAGTTTATGATTGTGCTGATAGTTCTGATGCAGAAATTGCTGAATTCTTTGAATCTTTGACTTCTAGTCAATTCCAAGAGATTCAAAAGTTCTTTGAAACAATGCCTAAGTTAGCGTACACCTTAAAGGTAACGAATCCAAATACTGAGGTTGAAAGTGAGGTGGAACTTGAGGGTCTAGCAAGTTTTTTCGCATAGCACTCCTCCACAATACTCTGGAGAATTACTTTCAGACTAATTTTGCATTGATGCACCATCACAAATGGGACATCCAGTATATAGAGGAGTTGATGCCTTGGGAAAAGGACGTATATCTTATGATGTTGACTGACTTCCTAAGGGAAGAGCAGAGGCGAATGCAAGAACAGCAAAACCAAAGAAAATAAGTGGCAAGAATCGATGCATATAAACTAACAGGACAGGGGGGTAGTAGCTCGTCAGCTATGTCCCCTGTTGCTGTTCATGCAGCGAGAGCAAACATAAAAGCATTTGCAGGAATTCAATATTCTCTGAGAGGAATACAATCGACTTTAAAGTCGATGGAGAAGGTTGAAATTAACCTGATTGAGAATGATAAACTGCGTGTTATCGCAGAAAGAAGAAGAAAAAGAAGAGAATTAGATCGCCTTGCTGAAGAAAGAGCAGAGAAACCGTTATCGGGCGCTTCTTCAAAAGCGGCAGCAGGAAAATTAAAAGGTAAAGATAAGAAGAAAGCAGATAGTTTATTCAGTAAACTGTTTGGTGGATTAGAGGGTCTTGCACTTACAGCAGGTAAGTTTTTTCTTAAACTCATTGGTCTTTTAGTTGTAAAAGAAATTTTAAAATGGGTTGCTAATCCTGAGAATAGACAAAAACTTATTACGTTCTTCCAGAAAGTAAAGTTTGTTTTTAACAAGATTGCTGGATTTACTAAATGGTTAGTTGCGGATAATCTACTACCTGGTATAACCAAAACATTCGGAAAAGATAGTACTTTTGGTGAAAGAGTAAGTGGTCTGTTCCAGATCATGACTGCCATTGGAGGAATGGCGCTCCTACTTAATCCATTCGGTATGATGGATGCTATCCTCAGTTTACTGGGGTTAGATTTTTATAGGAATAAAGCAGGGAACATTGCTGGTGATATTCTTGAAGATGCTTATATTGATGGTCCTGATGGAAAAAGGAGACAATATAGAAAGAACCCCAGGACAGGTTTATGGGAAGAGATTGGACCTGATGGTAAACCAGTAAAACCTGGAACTGGAACTACTAAACCTGGAACTACTACTAAACCTGGAACTACTAGACCTGGTGGTAATCAGATTCCTAAGAATCAGAGGTTAACGCCCAACCAGATGGCGAGTAACCTGCAGAGAGCAAGGTTAGAGCAGCAAAGACAGGCTAAGTTAATTGCAGAACTCAGAGCACAGAATAAAACTCTGCTGGGTAAAGGAACTGGTAGTAATATTTTTGGTCGCGGTCTTAAAAATGCACCAGGTCGCGCAATGACCTTTGCATTCGGTAAAAATAAAAAGGTACTAACGAATTTACTTGGGAAACCAACTGCCACAGCACTTAAGGCAGGTGTTAGGAATTTTGCTGGTAGAATTCCCTGGTTTGGTGGATTTCTTGTCGCTGCATTCTCAATGCTCGATGGCGATCCAATTGATAGAACTCTGTTTCAGACGGCGGGAACCCTGCTCGGTGGTGCAGTTGGATCATTTATTCCTATTATCGGACAGATTGGACTAGGAACTATCTTAGGATCTATGGTTGGTCAATATATGGGAGATCTCCTGTATATGCTGGCTAATCCAAATAAACCTGATGGTGGAATTGAACAGATAAAGAGAAGGATTTTTGAAGACGCCTTAAATACTTGGAATGGTAGTAAAGCAGCGGTAAAAGCTCTTTGGAATTGGGTTGGACCCAAGATCATGGAGGCGGGGAACTTCATTGCAACTGGAATCAAGAGATTTTATCAAGGAATTCCACTGTTTGAATTTCCTTCGGTAACGATACCAGGTTGGATCCCAGGTTTTGGTGGTAAGAAGATAGGTGGTTTTGAAGTAGTTAATCCATTGTTCTTCACTCCAATTGCAGCAATGCAGCAAATGGAAGCGATGAAGAAAGCTTTCTTCGAGCAAGATAAACCCATGACACGGGTAAAGATGCCTACTTTACCTGAGTACTTGAAGACAATGCAGGGTGTATTTAATTGGCTTGGTGGTCTGAATCAAGATGGCACATCGCGAGCAGGTCAAACAGGTGGTCGAGCGAAGGCAAAGGCAGAATCTGATAGAAGAAGAGCAGAGGAATCTGCAAAAAGACAAGCAGAACGGGAGCAAAATGCTGCTTTACGTCAAGCAAGGGATAACTTCTTAGAACAAAACCAGATCCGACAATATGATCCCAAAAAGTCTTATAGAGAGATGGAACTCGTCTATAAGATGGAAGGCACCTTATTTGGAATGAATGTTGGACTGGGTTATAAGGATTACCATGTTTTCCGAAATGGTAAGATTATCCATGTCCGTTATT